CTGTCGTGCTGGGCGACCACTACGCCCAGCCGGTATAAGGGAGGCCATACCTATGGCGAGAATTTATAGACCTGTTGGCCCGTCCGACAACAAGGCGGCTACCCCCGGCAAGGAAAAGAAAGCTGGAAAGCCGCCTGTCGCCGCATCTGGCAAGGGGGAAGGCAAGGGCGCGCCTCCTATCCCTGGTAGCGGCGACAGCGGCCAGGAACGGCCCGAGAACGCTGGATAGAGGGCTAAGGGGCGGTGGGGCAACCTGCCACCCCTGCACTGACAGGAGGTTTGTATGCTTGCGAATAACGCGCTCACCACGCTTGACAGGATGAAGCTCATGCTGAGCCTCGATGATGAGACCGATGAGGGGACCTGCGCCCTCGTTGAGCTGCTGATCAACAAGGCATCGTCCTGGGTAGAGCGGCAGGTGGGCAGGCCCCTGGGGAAGAACACATACCGGGAGTTCTACGAAGCTGACGGCCAGCAGGAACTGGTCACGCTGAAGTACCCAATCATCAGCGTTGATTACGTCAAAGAGGCTGGGCGGCTTGTCCCCCCCGAGCTCTATGACTATGGACAGACCGCCAACATCGGCGTCATCTACCGGGATGACGGCTGGCTGAGGGCTGGCTACCGCCGGGGCCTCGCCAATGATATTGTGGAGACCAAACGGAACATAGAGGTGCGCTATACGGCGGGCTATGTGCTTCCAAAGGACGCCACAGAGGAGGAGCCGCAGACACTTCCCGCTGACTTGGAGGGCCTTGTCTGGGATATGGTGTCTCAGGCGTATGCGAATATGCAGAACGGCTCCCAGGGGCTGAAATCCTTCTCCATCTCGGATGTGAGCTGGACCTTCGACAAGTCCACGCCGGAAGCCTGGATGCAGCTGGTCAACCTGTATCGGAGGTATTGACGTGGAAGACATCGAGAAAATTCTGGAAGATTTCAACCGCCTCAAGGCCGCGTGCCAGGAGATGGAGCGGAAGAAGATCCGGGTCGGCATCGTCGGCGGTAATGCGGGTTCTGATATTATGGCTATCGCCCATGCCCATGAGTACGGCGCCACCATTAAGCCCAAGAAGGGGAAGTACCTCGCTATCCCTTTGACCAAAGAGGCGCAGGCGGCAGGCTCTCCCAGGGCCTTCAGCGACCTGCGCTTTGTCAATGCGAAGGGCGGCAATCTTCTCATGGTTCGGGATAAGAAGAAACGCGGTGGAAAGACCGAGAGCGAGGCAATGTACCTGCTGGTGAAGAGCGTCACCCTCCCGGAACGCTCCTTCATCCGAGCAAGCTTTGATGCACAGCAGGACGAGCTGGGCAGCATTGTGACAGGAGCAATGGTGAAGATGCTGGATGGGACCATTACCCCTGATGCCGCTGCAGAATCCATAGGTGCCCAGGCTGCCCAGCTGGCGCAGAGTTTCATTGATCAGAACAGGGTCACGCCGAAGTCCAAAAAGAACTTCCCCTATAATACGCAGCACACCACGTTGTATGAATCCGGCACGCACATCCGCGACCGAATCGCTTACGAGGTGGTGATAAAATGAACTTTGCAGCTACCCCAAGGCTCCCCAGGGCGTTACTGCATCCGATCAAGGTGTATGAGCGCGCCTTCGTCCACGATGGGCCAGGTGGGCAGTCCCGGCCAGTTGATAAGGCCGTAAAGACCTTTAAGGGTATCGTCATGCCTTTGTCCAACAAAGACCTGAAGTATCTGCCGGAGGGGACGTACACCGAAAACTCGCAGAAGCTCTACACGGACGACCCGGTGGAGATCAGGCCGAACCAGATCATTGAGGACACCTTTGATGGCCAGAGATACACCGTCAAGACTTCGCTGGGCCACAACAGCATCCATCCCATGGTGCGGTACATCGTAGAGGGAGTGGTGAAGAAGTGACGTTCACCGAGGTGCGTAACGCGGTCGTAGATGGCCTTGCAAAGCATATCGGCCGCCCAGTAGTCCTGTCCGACCAGATCGCTGACCTGCCGGAGTTACCGTATGGTTACTATAGCGTCCTGACGCCAAGAGTATCTGACCACTACTTCGGATTGATGGATGTGGTAGAGATCCCGGAGGGAGCTGTGATCAAGCGCTCTGAACCTGCAAAGGCCACCATGTCGTTCACCTTTTGCGGCCAGGATCGGGATACAGACGATGGCTACATCTATGGTGATGATGAGGCTCTGGAGCTGGCGGAGAAAGCGCACGGCTTTTTCCTGCTGAATGGTCACAACATTTCGACCGGGTCTGGGGATGTCGTGGTCAATAACGTTGGCCCCGTCACTGGCCGCTCAGGTTTCGTTGTAGAAAACACCGTGCGCCGGTACGGTTTTGACGTCCGCTTCTCCTACGTGCGGACGGATGAGATGCCAATCGGAACGGTCGAAAGGGTGCCGATAAAAAGGAACCCACACCCATAAAAAGGAGGAAATGCCGTATGGCAGAGAAAGACGTAATTGTCGTCGTGCAGCGAGACGCGCTGCCCAAAGAAAAAGAGAACCTCGACATCCTGCTCGTTTCTACCACCGGTGCGCGGCCGGTAGAAGTATATCGGGATATCGAGGTCGTCAAGTCTGTGTTTGGCCCGGATGGGCCTAAGCCTAACGCAAAAATCGTCCGAAAGGCGACCACGCTGCTGAACCAGGGCAAGACCACGCTGGCAACTACACTGGTGAGCAAGTTCAAGATCGTGGGCTTCGAGCCGCCGGAGAGTTCTCCCGCGCTCCCGGCAACTTTTACCATTGCCTTCGATGACGATGTGTTTTTTGAGCCGTTTCCGGCCGGCGAGAGCATGTGGCTCCGAATCGGCGGTGATGATACCGCTATGATCGAGGTCACGCCTGAAGCTGAAGTCGATGACGCTAAGCAGTTTGCGGCTCTGCTCAATGGCAAGAGCTTCACAAAGGGCGGCAAGACCTACACCGCATCGGTGGACGGCCTGACCGCCGTCTTTACTGCGACTGTCCCCGGAGAGGCAGACTCTATCCCGGAGCAGTACGATACCTACGCAGACAAGGAGAAGGTCAAGGAAATCGTTATCACCGGCAACTCTGAATTTGTCAATGGCAGAGATCGCATGAGCGCCGGTGATAATCTGGTGGAGATGATCAAGACCTTCCAGGCCGATGTTGACAACGACTGGTACTACCTGATGACCGACAAGGACGATGATGAGTATGTCGTGGCGCTGTCGAAGTTCGCCGAGGCCAGCGAACCCTCCGAGGCTGAGCTTGGCGTCGGCATTGAGGACCACCGCAAGTTCTACATGGGCCAGACCACCAACAAGAAGTTCGCCTGCAGCACTGCCCGCGCCGCGGTTATCTACACCGACCCGGAGTTTATCAGTGAGGAGCCTGACGCCTCCTACACGGGCAACGTGGCCCCGTTCTATCCCAACAGCGTGACCTGGAAGTTCAAGCGTCCCCAGGACGGCAACGCGGCGGCGAGTGAGGGCATTAAGCTCATCTCTCTGCCTGTGCTGACGGAGGGAGAGCGGAGTGAGCTGCTGGAGAATCACGTCAACTTTCTCACGGAGGAATACAAGAGGCAGTATGTCAAGAACGGCACCTGCCTCAACGGTGAGTTCATCGATGTGGTGCTGGGCGCGGACTGGGTTGCAAAGCGGATGCGGAATCTGCTCTATGATATCCTGCTGACCAACGCGACCATCCCGTACAGCGACGCCGGCTTTGGACTCATTGCCACGGCTGTACTCCAGGCTCTCGCAGAAGCTACTGACCTGGGCATCATTGCCATGGACCCCGAGAAAAAGAGCGGTATCTTCACGGTGGTCATTCCGAAGTATGCGGAAAGCACCGAGGAGCAGCGCAGGAACCGCCGTATGCCTGATATCACCTGGGAGGCTCTGCTCGCCGGCGCTATCCATCAGGTGAAATCCAAGGGTGCGCTCCGCGCATCGCTGTAACGCATGGAGGTGTAATTCATGTTATCGACTTATGACCCGATGAAGGTCAACGTGACGTACAACAACCGGCAGATGAGGATGTTCGGCGATGCCCTCTTTACGCTCGCCCGTGACGAGGACACCATGACGATGAAAAAAGGGTGCAAGGGGGACACCACTTACATCCGCAACGCCAACAAGCCTGGAAAGCTCACGATCACGCTCCAGCAGGAGTCCCCTGACATCCCGTTCCTGGAGCAATGCTGTGAAACCTACACGGAAGCAAACCTCGCCATCACTGACGCCAACGACAGCGGTATCGTCTTTTTTGCTCAGAGCTGCGCTGTGCAAAAGCTGCCTGACCGCCAGCGTGGCAAGGATGCCCCGGAC